ACTCGATCGTCCCGCACTGCGAACAAGCCTCCTCACTCAACACGTCATCAAACACGCGCGTGTACATGGCCCCACAGCCCTTACATGGCTTCAGGTGGTCCTCTTGCCCCTTTGGACACGTGTCAAACTGTCCTTCAACCTCGGTCATGTACCGCTTGTAAATGTCCTGCCTCTGCACACCCTTGCGACTCGACACCTTTAAATTAAGCAACTGCTTAGTACTCACCTCCTCCGTGGCTTCGGTCGTATAGTCCTTTATTATGTGAACACAATCCAGTAGGTACTCGGCCATTTCATCTTGGGACCTGCACTCCTGTATTCTTGTATTAAACCTAGCTTCCATCTAAGATATTTGACTTTAATTTTTAAGGATCAATTTTTGGAGCTAAATAGAACTTCAAATCTCCTAAATTAGCAATTGTATATCTGAAGATAATTGGCATGTTCTCATTCTCAGAGTCCTGCATGAGCTGGACGCTCGAGCACATATTGGTCGCCTTTGTGAACAGGTTGATGTACTTGAGGCTGAAGGTGTTGCCCGTGCGTTTGACCGGGGGGTCAGGGAACTCGATGCTCGTCATCTGGTCTGCAAAGTCACCCTTGCAGCTCAGAATGAGCGTCTGATTCTCGCGAATGATGTCCATCTCTACCGCTAGGTTACCCATATCGCGCGTGATTCTCTGAAAGTCCACGGAGGGCAGGGTCGTCACGACGTTCATATGGATGTCCGGAAACTCGATGATGTCCTCGTTAATGTCCAGCAATTTCAAGCGGAATTTAGTAGAGGATTTCTTGATTGGATTCTCAATCAGAAGGTCCATGTAGTCGCGGCCTACGATGTTGATATCAAGCGTGTCCTGACCGGACACGCTCTTGAGAAGCTTGTACACGTTGGCCATGTTGAGTCCGGCTGTGACGTCGGTCGTGCACTCGTACTCTTCAAAGTTATCCGCCGACAAATTCATATGCACAAGGGTAACACGCGCCGTGTCCAGGGTCAAAATGTGGATTCCACTGGCGGTGAAATACACATTGACGTCATTGATGATGTCCTTGAGCACCTCAAAGACCGATTTCAGGGCCGAAGCCTGGATCGTCTTCAGGTGCATTCTTGTTTTCAAAGGTTTGCAATTCTTTAACGCTGTCCGACTTTCTGGTACGCGTCCTGGACATCCCCACCGATCCGTGCTTCGAGTTCAGGTGTCAGGCGGGGCTGTAGGGACTCACCGTACCGTTCAATTTCGAACATATCTGGGTTGTCTGTACCGTCAAGATTGGCTCCAGCACCCGACTCCCACGATTCAAAGTCGCACGGCACCATGGACTCGAGCCACGCCTGAACCTCTTTGCCTACCAGCATTTTGCCGTCGTTTGTGACGAGGGTCGGGACTCGGGTAATTTTATTGGATGGTATCCCCTGATCATTTATGTTCCAAAATCGAACAATCTCAAGGAGGGCCGGCTGTGTCTTGATGTACAACAGAATTTCTTGAGACCATTTGCATTTATCAGAGTAGACCAGCAAGGCCATTTAAATTTGCAAAGTTTTTTTCAATCAATCTTTTTTCGCAGCAAATGATAATGAAGGACCTGATCATACTGTTGTTGGTCGCGTTAATTCTTTTTCTAATTTGGAATAGCCGTCAGGGTGCTGGTTACTCGGTCGAGAGCCCCTCCCCGACCGGACCCAATGACGCCCCAGTGTCACCTGACGTGACGCAGGTCATCATCGAACAGGTCCAGAAGCGCCTTCCCACGACTTACCCCCTGGAGACCCTCTACATAAAGAGCCGAGGTGGCAACGTGTATGACGCCCGTTTCATGTTCTTCAATACAGAAGGGTACTATGGTACCCAGTATGATGTGAGTGCCAGCGTCGGGGCCGGCGGTGACGTTCAGATTCTGAGCCAATCCGAGACGGCGGTCGCCGGCGACTCCGCCAACCCAGGCTACAAGCCCGACAAGTACCAGTCGTATGACATCATAGAGTCTAATCTTGATCAGCAGCTGAAGGAGGCACTCAAAGCGAACAAGGGCACACCCGGTGGCCTTATCGGCACTCCACGTGAACTGGCGAGTGGGTCGTCCGCACCCGCGCCAGGGCCGTCTCCATCTTATTAGAAGGGAATTATAGATGGAAATAGCTTCGGCCAAGGATATCTTGGCGGCCGAAAAGAAGAGGGCCGCCGCCAAGAAGGAATACTACAAGGCTTTGCTTGAACAATTTTCTAGGAAAATTAAACACTCTGTCGAACTGGGTAGAAAGCATGCACTTCTGACCGTGCCTACATTTTTAGTCGGGTATCCAAAGTATGACCTAGCCGCCACGATGGTGTACATGTCCCGGCAGTTGGGGCGCCTCGGCTACAAAGTCGAAATGGTGGGACCCCTCGACCTCAAGGTGACGTGGAGAAACACCCGCCCCGAACAGGACGAAGAGGCCGAGACGGATGACCCCATCACATTCTTGCCCAGTCTCGTGAACCTTCAAAAGACGGCACAGAAGCTGCGTGTGACCAAGAAGAAATAATTGCTCCGCATTTACCAGAACGATGGACATTCTCAACGAGTCCGAGCGCCGTTTCACCAAGAAACTGTGCGATGCCATGATCCCTGTGATGATCGAGGCCTTTTGGGAGATTTGGCTCGAGGCCAAGAAGGAGTCCCAGGGCAAGAATACCACGAGGGTCTTCCAGGAGCTTCTGCGTGGCGTCAAGACGTGGAACTCTTCAATTTCACTCAAAAATACAGAAGCGATCATCAAGAACCAGGCTCTGTTCCCAAACCTCTTGGCAGCCGTCTTTGTAATTCATGTTAAAATTCTGAGCGCCATCAGAACCGATAAAAAGTCCAAGAAGATCAGTATCAAGCTCCCGGCCAATGACGTGTTTGTCCAGCGATGCTACGAGGCGTGCGCCAAGGACCTGTACGAGAGCCCTTACATCATCAGTGAGAACAACAGCGAGTCTGAGCGCAATGAGGACCTGAATAAACGCTTTCACAAGCACATATGCCTCGTGATTGAGGACCTCGTGCCGACGGCCGAGATTCTGAACACGTACCTGCCCCTCCCCGCCTCGGGTGACGACCTGGATATGAATCACGATGACGAGGACCCCGAGCAGGATGACGAGGACGTTCCCGATATTCAGGATGAAATGGACGCCATGCCCACTTCGGATGACGCGGCGGGAACTGCCGGCGGTGGCGGCTCCGGTATGGAGATCGGCAAGACTCCAGGGGGTGTGGACAACATGGTCACAACGACTGACGGCCTCACGCCTCCGTCCGTACCAGGAACCACTCCGGCCGCCGCGGAGCCCAACATTCCAGAACAGACGCTGTTTGACGACGCCCCCGTGAAGATTCAGAAGCTGGGCGCGTAAATCTATTAAATAAGATGTTGTAAACTGGTAAGATGGAGCACTATTTCAAGGAGCCATTTAGTGCCGCTATCATTGCAGCAGCAGCGGTCATGGCCTACGTGTTCGTCAAGGCCAAAATGAACAACGAAGGCAAGGTGAAAAACTCGGACTATTTCAAGAATGCTTTCTTGGTCGGTCTTTTGGTTTACTTTATCGTCAGCCAGGGGCAGGGGTCCCACGAGCCGAACATGAGGGAACCATTTTAACTTAAGGAAAAAGTGCTATTTTAAATGTAAATGACCACCCTATCTGCTTTCAATGAGATGTGGGGTCAGTTCCTCGGTGAACTCGCGCAGACCTTCCCCGATGAGCCCAAGATCAAGGAGGCCCAGGCCGCTCCAGCCAATCGCGAATCTTTCGACAAATTTATGCGCGACATTACCCCGTGGACGACTCAGATGATGGCCAAGGACTCTGCGTTCTTTTGCGATACTAACGTGGTCGCGGCCAACCTGAATCTTCACGAGATCTGGAAGACCGATGAGTGTACCGAAGGGACCAAGGCGGCTATTTGGCAGTATTTTCAGACGCTGTACATGCTCGGCACGACCATCAACATGTTCCCCCCGGAGACTCTGAGTATGATCGAGGCGGCGGCAGAGAACTGTGCGAAAAATATGAAGAAAAAGCCTGACGGTCAGGTTGACGAGGCTTCGCTCATGGCTGGTATGAACAGCATGTTGTCTCAGATGCTCGGTGGGGGTGGTGGGGCGAACCCATTAGCCGCGATGCTCGGTGGGGGCCAGGCCCCTCGTCAGACGCCAAAGGGAAAGCGCAAGCCCGCGAAAAAGATTTCTCAGTAAACAACAGATGGACGTGAAGGATATTTTCAAAACCAGTGAGCTTACTGATTTTTGGCCGACCGCAAAGCAGTCGGCAAAGGAGCGCGTCATGTCGACGACCCGCTTCATTCTTTACGCAACAATAGTAGTTTACCTGATTAACCGTGATCCCCGTGTTTTTGCGCTCGGCGCACTGGCCTTTGGCGTCCTTTATTACATGTGGACCTCTAATCTCATTTCGGACGGTCTCCTTCGCCCAGCCTACGGCGATGGCCGCTCCCCCAGCCTTTTG